GGTCGGCGACCGCGGTTTTCAACTATTTTTCGGCCCATAGGGCCGCACCACCACGACTGAATCTGTAAGCAATGGCTGACGTTCTGCACCAACGCGATAGGTTGCGCTTGGTGTCGATCTCGCGTCTTGCCGAATTGCTGCAGATGGATCGCAAGACCGTCGCGCGCAGGATCGCTGACGCCAACTTGGCGCCGACTGGCAGGCGCGATGGATACCCGGTCTACGACGGGCGCAGAGCCTGCGAGGCGTGCCTGCTGCCGCAGAGTGCGGACGGTGACGAGCAAGTCACTGATCCGCGCTTGCTCAAGCCGATGGACCGCCGCGCTTGGTATCAGTCCGAGCGCGAGCGCATCGCACTTGAAGCCGATTGCCGGCAGCTGATCCCGGCGATTGAGGTTCACGCCGAGATGGCGGAACTGGTGCGCGGGTTCGTGCAATTCCTGGACACGTTGCCAGACGCACTGGAGCGCAAGGTGCATTTGCGCCCGGACCAGATCGAGGAGTTACACGCGCAGGTGACCAAGGAGCGTGCTCGACTGCACCAGCAGATTGAGGCCGAGATAGACGAGCCGGAAGCCGCCAATGGGTGAGGTCGTCTATGGCTCCGCGCGCGAGATCAGGCGAGGTATCGCCGAGATGATCCGCCCGCCACAGCAGACGACGGTGGCGGAATCGGTGGCGCGTAATCTGCACATCGTGAACCCGTCCGGGGCGCGCGAGCGCTGGAACCCGGATACGGCGCCCTACATGGTCGAGCCGCTGAATCTGGTGCGATCCAGGCGCTATGAGGGCCTTATTTTCATGGGCCCGGCGCGCTCCGGCAAAACGATTGCGCTGGGTGATGGCGTCATCGCCTATTCGGTTGTAGATGACCCTGCCGACTGCATGGTGATCGAGAAGAGCAAGGACGACGCCGAGGATTACAGCAAGACACGATTGCGCCGCGCGATTCACGGATCGCCTGAGCTGGCGAAGCGGCTGAGCCCGCGCGCGCATGACGACAACGTGTATCTAAAGACATTCCGCAGCGGCATGAACATACGCTTTGGCTGGCCGTCTCTGGGCCAGCTGAGCGGTAAGGACGTGCGGCGCGTGCTGATCCTCGACGCCGACAACGCCACCGGCGACATGAGGATCACGGAGACATGGGGGCTCGCGCTGAAGCGAACGCAGACCTACATGTCATCGGGATTCTGCCTCGCCGAGTCGAGCCCAGCCGAGGACTACGATGAAGCGCAGTGGACGCCATCGCATCCGCATGAGGCGCCACCAGCTGAGGGCATCGCGTCGTTGTACAACATGGGCGACAGGCGCATGTACTACTGGCCCTGTCCAGAGTGCAGGGAGCCGTTCTGCGCGGCGCCAGGCCTCGGGCTGTTCGTCCTGCCCGGCTTTGATGAACTGGTCGAGCGCCTGCGTGGCGGTGAAGATCCTCGCGCCATCGCGATGCGACACGATTGCATCTGGTGCCCGCACTGCGGAGCGCAGATTGAGCAGCGATGGAAGTCGCAGATGCTGCGCGCCGCGCGCTGGGTTGGACAGGGGCAGAAGATGCACAGCGACGGCAGCGTCACTGGCGAGCTGCTGGATGTGCGCGTGCCGTCGTTTTGGTTGGGCGGCGTCGCTGCCGCGTATCAGTCCTGGAGCTCGCTGGTAGAGCGCGAGCTGCAGGCCATCGCGCAGTACGCGCGCACCGGAGAAACGAAACCGCTGAAAACTACGCGCAACGTCGATCAGGCGCTGCCATTCATTTCGCCACTGGTGCGAAAGCGCAACGACGTAGACCAGATCGCAAGCCGCCGCGAGTCGCTGCCGCAAGGCGTCGTCCCGCGCGGCGTCCGATTCCTGATCGCGTCGGTAGACGTGCAGGCCGGCCAGCGCCGCGGCTTCGTCGTTCAGGTAATCGGGTTCGGCGCGCATCGCGAAAAATGGATCATCGATCGCTTCGCGCTCAAGACGAGCCGCCGCAAGGACGGCGCCGATTTCGCGCCGCTTGATCCCGGCGGCTACGTCGAGGACTGGGACGTTCTGATCGACAAGGCGATCAGTCGGCGCTTCCCGCTTGAGGGCGATCCGTCGCGCGCGATGGCGGTTCGTCTGACGCTGTGCGACTCGGGCGGCGAGGATGGCGTTACATCGCGCGCGTATGAGTTCCATCGGCGGCTGCGCGAGAAGGGCTTGGACTCGCGATTCCGGCTGGTCAAGGGCCGCGACAACGGACCGACGATTGAGGAGCGATTCCCGGACACGCGCGGGCGCTCGGATCGCGGCGCATCTGCTGGCGACGTGCCGGTGATCTTCCTCAACACCGATGCGCTCAAGGACACGCTCGCCGCCGATCTGGCGCGCGAGACGCCAGGGCCTGGGTATCTGCATATCCCGGATTGGATGGACCCGGCGCATGTGCGCGAGCTGACGGCAGAGGTCAGGACGGCCAAGGGCTGGGCCAAGGCCAGCAGCGGCGCGCACAACGAAAGCGTGGATCTGGCGGTTTACGCAGAGGTCGGATACCATAGATTGCGCGGATTCGCCATAAATTGGCAAAATCCGCCAACATGGGCCGCTGAGTGGGATGTAAACAGCGAGGTGACAGATGGTGAGGCACCGCGCGTTGTCCCTGGCCCATCGAGGCGCAAGTCCAAGTTCTGGGGGTCGTGATGGCGTTCACGCAAGCTGACCTGACGGCCCTCGATTCCGCAATCGCGCGCGGCGTCAAGCGCGTGCAGTACGGCACGCGGACGGTGGATTACCAGAGCATCGCTGAGATGCTGCAGCTACGCTCGCTCATGCAGTCCGAGATTGCCGGCACCACGTCACCATGGGGCACGCGCCGCGTTTACCCAGAATACGGGAAGGGCGCGTGAACGCACTCGACCGACTGATCGCCTACGTCGCGCCGGGCGCTGCCATGCGCCGGATAGCCGCGCGCAATGCGATCAGGCACTACGAAGCCGCGACCACCGGCCGCCGACTGAGCGGGCGGACACGCGCGCGAACGGACGCCAACGGCGCGATGCTGAATCAGATCGACCGCAGCGCGGAAGCGGCGCGCGATCTTGTCCGCAACAACCCGTGGGCATCCAAAATCATCAGCACGACGGTCAATAACACCGTCGGCTACGGCATCACATCCGAGCCGCAGCACCCCAACAAAGTGAAGGCGCGAAAGCTGCGAGCGCTGTGGGATTCCTTTGCGTCATCGGTGGATGTGCACGACCATCGGCGGCTGGATTGGTACGGCATCCAGCAGCTCGTGATGCGCGCCATCGTTGAATCTGGCGGCGTCCTGCTGCTGGAAATGACGGACGGCAGAGGCTTGCACGTTCGCGTCCTGGAACAGGACTACATTGACCGCAGCAAAGGCGTTCAAGGTGTCGAGTACGGCCCGCGCGGCCCGCAGTTTTATTGGCTGTATGACTCGCACCCTGGAGATTCTGATCGCGTCAGCACGGCGAGCTCGCGCTATCCGGCCGAGCGCGTGGCGCACATCTACCGCATCGACCGTCCGGGGCAGAATGCCGGCATCACGTGGCTTGCGCCCGTCGTCTTGGAGTTGCACGACCTTGACGGGATGGAGGACGCCACGCTGCTGAAGCAGAAGACGGCGGCGTGTTTCGGCGGGTTCATCGAGCAGACTGGCGGACTCGGGATGGAGCCGACCGCTCCAGCGGCGCTGCCGGAAAAGCTGGAGCCGGGCGGCCTGGACTACCTTCCGCCGGGCACCAAGATCACGTTCCCGTCGATGCCGACAGCGGGCGATTACGCGCCGTTCGTGCAGCAGCGGTTGAAGCGCATCGCTGCGGGTGTCGGCATCAGCTACGAAGCGCTGACGGGCGATCTGAGCCAAGTCAACTACTCGTCCGGCCGCATGGGCTGGCAGGAGTTCCAGCGCAACATCGAATCGTGGCAGTGGCAGATGCTGATCCCGATGGGCATCCAGCGCTTCTGCGACTGGTTTTTGCGCTGGGCGGTTGTCTCCGGCCAGCTGAGCGCCGAGGACGCTGCAGCTGTGACGTGGCAGCACAACCCGCCGCGCCGCGCGATTGTTGACCCCGCGAAAGAGTACCCGGCAATCCGTGACGCCGTGCGCGCTGGCCTGCTGACGCTGCCCGAGGCGCTGCGCGACATGGGCAAACCGTTCGATCCGCACATGGAAGAGATCAAGCGCGCGCAGGACGAGCTCGACAGGCTCGGGATCGCTGTCGAAAGCGACGCGCGCCGAAAAATCAACGCAGGTGATGCCGTCATAGCTGATCCGCAAGGAGGTCAAAATGCACCAGCGCCGTGAGCGCTTGACAGGCCCGACACTGCACCGCGCATCGGTCGGTGTCGATGTGGTCGACGCTGCGCAGCGTCGCATTCGGTTGTCGTTTTCGAGCGAGGCGCCTGTTCTGCGGCAGTCCTGGTTCAGCGATCCGTGGTTTGAGGTTTTGGGGCACGACCCTGGCGAGATCAACCTTGACCGCGTGAACGGTGGCGCTGCACCGCTGCTGTGGGGTCACGACGCCTACAGCCGCGAGGCCCATATCGGCATCGTTGAACGCGCGTGGTCTGAGGGCGGCAAGGGTTATGCCGAGGTGATGCTCTCGCCGCGTGACGATCTGGCCTCGATGTGGCAAGACATCGAGGCTGGCGTGATCCGCAATGTCTCCGTGGGCTACCAGATCCACGAACGCGCGCTGGTGTCCACGAGCGACACCGGCCCCGCCACATATCGCGTCACTTCGTGGACGCCGATGGAAATCTCGCTGGTGTCGGTGCCAGCGGACCCGGATGTAGGTGTCGGCCGATCGGCTGACGCGCCGGGAGTCTTCACCGTCTCAGCAATTGAGGATGAACGCGCCATGGGCGACGAAACGAAACCGGGCACGCCTGAGCCCGTGGTGGTCGATGTGCAGGCAGAACGAGCGGCTGCGGTGGCCGCGGAGCGCGCGCGAGTGCGCGAGATCGGCGAATGTGTCCGGGCCGCCGGCCTGGGCGACGATGTGGCCCAGCGCTACATCGAGACGGGCGCCGACATCGCGGAGGTCCGCAAGAGTGTGATCGAGGAACTCGGCAAGCGCCGCGCTCCCGCCGCGCCGCATATCAGCGCCGGTGCCGATCAGATCGACAAGACGCGCGATGCCGGCGAGGCGTGGCTGATGCACCGGGCCGGCAACTCGGTGAATGCCGGTGCGCTGAACGGCAACGCTTTCCGCGGCTTCACGCTGCTCGAAACCGCCCGCGCGATGCTGCGTGCGCGCGGCAATGGATTCGACGGCCGCAAGCTGGAACTCGTGCAGCGCGCGCTGACGCAGAGCGATTTCCCGATCCTGTTGCAGAACGTCATGCACAAGACGTTGCTGGCCGGATACACGGCGATCCCCGATGTCTGGCGGACGTTCTGCGCGGTCGGCAACATCAACGACTTCCGCCCTCACTACCGCTACAAGGCGGGTTCGTTCGGCAACCTGGCCGAGGTCAAGGAGGACGGGACGTTCACGCACGGCGTGCTGTCCGACGGCTCGCGCGAGTCGATCACCGGCAAGACCAAGGGCAAGCTGCTGAGCATCAGCCGTCAGGCCATCATCGACGATGACCTGGGCGCCTTGACCAGCGCCGCGCGCGAGATGGGCCG